CAACCGCCACACCTGTGCCGGTGGTGTTCTTAACTGTCTTTACACCTGTACCATTGTTTCTAACCAAATAGAACTTTTCAATCTGGCAACCAGAGCCCAGTATTAAATTACCTACGTAGCCAACACCCGCACCACTTTCCGTAATGTTTAAACGCAAGTTTCTGGCTGATTGAGTAGTTGCAACGTCTGTTAATGTGATTGTTACATCTGCGGCAGACGGAAAATTTACGGTAGCTGAACCCGTAATAACCTCTCCCAAGACCGCGTCACCCAAATTAGCATTGGTAGCCGTACCCCATGTACCAGAGTTTGCCCCTGTTTCAAGCAGTTCTATTTTAAGTGCTGACCATGTTGATGGCATTTTTAACTCCTAGTTTGTCGAGACAGCAGTCCAATTTGCCGTCTGCGTAGTATTTATCACACTCCAAGCAAATGCTTGTGAAACTGAACCAGCCGTTCCGGTTGCTGACACGCCTGATAATGATCGTCCAATTCCAAAAGATCCCACAAAGCCAGAAGAACTCACCCCGCTTAGTGCGCTAATGTACGTAGGCCCACTTGTGCCAACCAAACCTGTACCTAACACGCCTGAGAGTTGTATGCCAACCCCTACACTACCTACTGCGCCTGTACCCTGTACACCCAGCAAAGATTGCCCAATATCAAATATACCTACCGAGCCTGTAGCACTTACACCAGTAAGAGCAAGGTTAGCACCGGGCACAACAAACCCAACGTCGCCGGTTGCCGCTATGCCTGTTAGCGCTAGTGTTGATATAGAGGATGAGGCCAGTGTTCCAACCGCCCCTGCTGCGCCTACACCCGTAAGCTCCAGTAAACCCGCAATACCAACTACCCCAGTACCCCCTGTTGCCGCTACACCAGATAACGACACCTCTAAACTAAAAAAACCTACTGCGCCTGTTGCACTAACCCCAGAGAGTTGTGCTCCGGTACTGCCTGTTACTGTTCCAACAGCGCCCGAGGCTACAACACCTGTGAGCGCAGTTTGACTACCGCCCCAAGTATTATCACCCCAAGCGTCTGCGCCCCATGCTGTGGACATGACTTACCAATTACGCGATTCGCAGCAGTCCAGTTGTTGCGTCGTTAGTTGGCATGGTCAACGTAAACGTGCCCGCAGCAACGGTTTGAGGCGAAAACGTGTAAACAGCAACAGACTTTTTGGTTGAATTTGTGTCGTTGTACAAAAGCATTGCATCAAATGACGTAGACAATGTGACTGTGCTGTACACAATACTTGCAGAAGGCGTTAAAAATGATGTCGTTCCAGAACTGCTTGGGACTGTACCAAACGTCACAGTCACACCGCCAGCGGTATAGCCTGTACCACCCACTTCAGTTATTGCACCCGTGTAAGACGCTGTTGTAGCATTCAAAGTGCTGGCCGCCGTGAATAAAGCCGCTTTAAACACATCAGCAGTTGAAACTGTGTGAGCAGGAACGCCTGTGCCGTTAAACGCATGAACTGCGTTAAATAAGTCCACCTTAAATGAAGTGGTCATTGCTTGTGTGTTTGCCATGATATTTCCTTAAAATTCAGCGGTTTCGCCGTAACTTACAACGGCACGTTTTAATTGCACATGAACCGAACGGTGAACCAACTCACCCTCTAACCAATATTCCGTCCAGTTGGTTATTTCATTCTCATTATCCAATGAACCTTCGCGCTTTTCAAGCAATGATTCGTCCATTTCACCTTTAGTTGTCGTAATCAATTTGAACTCCTAATAAGAGCCGCCGTAGCGGTGTTTGCTGGCATGGTAATTGTAAATGTAGCAGTAGATGTCTTATCAGATCCAAAGTCCAAAACAGCTACGGATTTGTTGCCCTGACTGGAGTTATAGATTAACGCGCACCGAGCCGTGATAGCCCCTGTCCACGATATGTTTGGGAAGCCCACAAAAGCTGTGTACCCAGAAGACGATACCGTGATGGGCGTTAATGTTGCCCCACCAGCAACGTAAGTGCCCGTGTTGGCTACTTCATTTGTAGCGGAGTACGCCGTTGTTGTCTCGTCTAAATTAGCGGAGGCTGTGTACAGGGCAATCTTGATGACATCCGTGGTCAAGTCGTGTACGCCTTGATAAAGCTCCACTTTAAACGAGGTAGTCTGGGTTTGAACAATGCTCACGTTGTCACCCGTAGTTTAGTTTGTCCATCACGGTACGCATCACCACGCTCAAGCCCGTCGCCAAGACGTTTAGCCAGCGCAAGTGCTTCTTGGTACTTACCGTTGTATAGCGCCATCATGTCTTGCTCACCCTTCATGTAGGTGTACGCCTCAACTAACGAACCGTACAACAACACCGTGTCAAAGTTATCGCCCAGCCATGAGGTAAGTGGTGCAACGGTAATGCTTGGCGGGTAAAAATAGTAGTGCAGTTCAGAACTGTACCCCGCATCGGGTGTTGGGCCAAGAATGAAAGTTAGCTCTGCCGCGTTGTCTGAACGAGGGCCAAATAAAGCGTAGTACCTAGGGATCCCCGTGTCTGTGGGCTGTGGGTATGCTTGCCGGATAAAGTTAACATCTTTGTTTAGCAAGTACTCGTACTCACCACTGGCGTTAATAACAGCCAAAGAAAACACCGATAAAAAATCTACCGGGCACTGCAAGTACTTATTATTCGTAGTCATTGATCCCGTCACGTTCTTGCGAATGGAGGGGAACTGAACACTGTTGTAAATACGCTGCTCAGCCTGCGTAACGAACACGGGGATATTAGCCACGAAATCTGCTTCCGTGTTCTCCGTGTACGCTTGGATCGCGTTGCTGAGTTCAGTGTAATTCATGCCATTGGGCCCCTAGCTGTAATGCCCTTAGTAGCCGCGCCGTTGCCACGAGTGACAATACCGGATGTCTTAGTCTGGCTTTCACCGTTGTTAATGACACCAACACTCATTTTCATAGTGCTAAGGCTACTAATGCTGGAATCCTTGCCGGGATTTTCTGACATTACAAGAGGCTTGCCATTCATTTTGTGCGGTACAGCATAAGTAGCGGCGTCGCCAACTTCTTTGCCCATAACTTTTTTGCTGAATTTAGCCATGATTAGCCTCCACGTTGGTTAGCAACTTTAGCCAGACCACGACCATATTGAAGCATCATCTCATTGGTCTTACCACCCTTAGCCAGCTTTGTAGGCGATTTGCCGGGGTGCATGTTTTTCTCGTGCTTACCGATAGCAGACTTAACCATCTTCTTGTCTTGGGCTAGATCTTTCTTGTCCATATCAAACTCCTTTAAGTTACCGTAACTGTACCAACAAATGTCGTTGCCACCAAGTAGTTTGGCGTCAGAGCGGCATCAAAATTACTGGCCCCACCCACGGGGTTCCATCCCCACTGTATGTCTCGTGAACCGCCGGTCGGGTTGCCAGCGTTGTTTACACCTGCCGTAACGTAGGTTGAGTCCGTCCGTGGATTACGCACTGCCTGTGGATCATCTACTGGGTACATCCCCAACTGCAATTGCGGCTGATCTGGATCCCAACACTGAGGACAAACAAGCAGGTTATATATCTTGGTCTTCTGAATTTCCTTCTTTAAGGCCGTTAATTTAAACTGAAAACCGCACCTATCGCACATGGCGATACTGTTCTTACCACTGGCAAATCTGTTGCCCATATCAGCTTATAAACTGTTGTCGAGGCACGAAACGAACAGCCGCTTTCTCTCGGTCTTCAGTTGCGGCCAACTCCCAAGCATCGTCGTACTGTTGCTTCAGCACAGGCAGGCGCTCAGCGCCGCCAACAATTTTTAACGCCAAATAGTACGCAAGGCCAGCGGCCAAACATGGGATAAACCTAAACGGCACGTCCATCACGTTAACACCACCACCTGCATCCTGCGTGCGGCGTAAGCGCCAGTAAACAAATGTGTATTGTTGCGACCCATCAGGAGTCGGCCAGACCGTAACGGCGGGGACTTGCGCCCAGTACACAATAGCCGCAGCGGTGTGGCCCACAGCGATTGTTTCTTGCTGACCACGGGAGCAGTTAAACAGCGTGCCGGTATTGGCGTTTGCGTTCTGGGTGATGTAGCCGTAGTTGATGATCTCGTTATCAATCCTAACGAAGCCCGTAGCAGGTAGGCCTGTTACATCATTCAGCACAATTGATGTACTTGTAGACGTAATCGTTGTTGTAAGCGTCGCGGCTATCGGGGAGTTTTGACCGTTGTACCGTTGAATCCAGACTTGTATTGGTCTGGCTTGTTGGATCTTATTGGGGATCGTAGCGTACGTGGAAACACTAATACGTGTGATCGTTAAGTCGGCCTGTGTATTGGCTACATTACCGCCTGTGCGTATAACGTGTTCAATCAGATCCACTGTGTCGTCTGGCAGGGCGTATGTATTCTGACCTTGAACAAGAATGATCTCACCTTGCTCCATTGTCCACATGTTGATGCCGCGATTAGCCCAATCTGCAAACATGATGTTCAAACTACGGCGAGCAGTCCGCAGATCGTAACCAGTACGCATCTCGCTTCCGGCGCGTTCAAACGCCTCCTCAACTAACTCATCGAGTTGGAGGTTAAAACTGGATGCGCCAGAAGTGGTTGCCATTATCTAAATCCTGCCGTTTTCTTTGCAATCGTTTTGGGCTGGGCTACGAACTGTTTCCCGGCGGCTTTTCCTGCTCGCTTGGCTTTTGTCGTTGCAGCGTACTCAGCAGGGCTGAGACTTTTAATCGCAGCTTTTGGAAGGTATCTTTCACCAGTGTCAGAAGATTTTTTACCACTTTTAGTCGTCCAATCTTGTTTACCCCAGTCCTTCAAAGACTGTTGCGGTTTAGCCAGTCCACCACCGGCCATTTTTTTCTTTCCAGCGCAGTGGGCCTTCTCTGAAAAACCTTTGGGGTTATCGCAGTCTATGGACTTCTTGCGTTTGTCAGACCACTTAGTCACGATACCCGCCGCCTGCTTTTTTATAACGCTGTGCCACCATTTGGGCTTTTCTCGCGCTCCATTGCCCTGCGCCAGTGCCCGCTGTGGCTTCTGCTTTTACGGCATTAAAAATACGCTTGCGTAGCTCAGGCTTGGTGTAATTACCCGCAGCGTTGACTGTGGACTTGCCCCCCTCTTTGTAGGAGGCTGTCTTAGCTGCGCTGGCAAAGTCACCCTTTTTGGGAGCACCAGCCGCGCCCGCGCTACGCATCTTCTCACCAGAACCTGAAGCAATACGTTTTTTCTTGGCTGCAATGTTGGCATACAAGCCACCGCCAGCGGCTTTTACTGCACCGCCCTCTTTGTACTGGGTAAAGTCAGTGTCATCTCGACG